GTGGAAGAGGTCTGAGCGACCGGATTGACTGCGATGGGTGCAGAGGAGCCGCCGAGGTATTCGGGGCGCTGTAGCCTCGCGTCAGGGCTGGTGACGCCGAAGTGTGATTTGAGGAGTTCAATGTAGCGGGTGCCGCCTCTGGCGTCCCGCTCGTACAGTTTCTGGATTTGAAAGGCTTGGCGCAGCTGGTTGATCGTCGCGGCCGTCGCGGCCGAGAGATCGACCTCAAGAGCGGGGTCGCTCCACAGGAGAGCCTCGGTCGCGACCGCATTGGGACCGGTCTTGTTCATCACCGTGCCGCCAGCTGAGGTGCGGAGAAAGAACGAAGTGTCAGACGCAGTGTCGAAGCCGGGCTGACCGGAGCCGCCGAAAGCGAGGTCGGAGACCACCGGAGCCGAGGTCCCGAGCGGTAAATCTACCGCCGGGCCTTTCTGAGGCCACGGCAGCGCAGAGGTGAAGTAGTCGTGGCGCTTGCCACGACGAAGGACGACATAGTCCGCTGGGTTGTCGGGGCCGTCGTCTTTGTCGACGACGACGGAATTTTGAAGGTTCTGATCCCGGAACCATTCGTTCCAGATCAGGTTATAGGCGCGATGCCACAGTGAAGAGTGGGTCAGTCCGGCAACTTCGGTAGGGATACCCAAGTAGTCGGAAAGCGTCCCGTTGGCGTAGCCGCCAACGGGCGCAACCATCTGAGGGATCAGATAATCCGTCGAGTCGCCGGGATCATCCTGCGCGCCGTTAAAGCGTTCCCAGTTCTCCCAGATGAGACGGTTGGGAACGAAGAAGAAGTGGGTGTCGATGAAGAGGTTGTCCATAAAGGGGTGGAGCGGTGTTGCCAGACGCCCAAAGGCGTGCAGTTTGGCGTTGAACGTGTCACCCGGCAAAGCCTCATCGACGTAGATCGGGATCAAGTATCCCGCATCGAAAGTAGTTTTGTGACCGCAAGAGCGGTCGAAAGATGATCGAGGGATCTCAGCGCGAGGAACTTGGCTGAAATTGTGTTTCATGGTCGATTTCATGGCTGGGTCTCCTCCCCAAGGGTGATCCCGCGATTGCGGGGGTCGAATTTGTCAGGAATTGAAAGACCGGCAAGGATCATCACCGGGTCATTGGCAACGATTTTGCCTGACTCGGTGTTGAACGTGCCGATCTTGTAGAGGGCGAAGTCCTGCCGATGAGGGAAGGAATCACCTAAAGAGCCGATGAACATGCGTTGGGCGACCGCGTCGGTCGGGGCGATGAACGGTTGAATGAAGAACTCCGCGCCGTTGTCGCGGATCGAGTAGATCATCATTTGATATTGTCCCTTGTTGTTAGACGCTTTTCAGCGATTTTTTGCCCTGCGTAAGCACGGCGGGAGTGGGCATAGTCAGGCCCAAGTTTAGCCGTCCGCCGATTATGGGCGAGACGGCGGTCTTCTTTCGCAGTTTCGACAATAGCGTAGTCGATTTGAGCGAAGAATTTGTCGTAGAAGCGAGGCGGTTTCATGGCCTTGCCACGAAGGATGACCTCGTTCTTTTCGTAGGTGTCAGCGCCGTAGCGCTCCAGCCACCTCGCCCCGATGCCGGGGCGGTTTGACTGGCCGGAAAACTCCGGGACACGAGTCGTGATCTCCCCGGTTTCGGGATCGATCGTTGAATAGTGGTTCTCGGCATCAGGACCGGTGAATTTCTTAGTGCAATACCGCGCCGTGTAGGCGGCGGTCTCGAAAGTTAGTTCACCGAAGGAAGCATGGCCGAGGCCCCATGTTTTAGTCAGAAACGGTGACGTGTAGAGGGGGAATTCCCCATCGGCTTTAAACAGTTCCGGATCATTAGGCCGGAAGCCGAAGAGGCAGGCGTGATAGTGAGGCCGGTGGGTCTCCCCACCGTATTCCCCGCAATAAAAAACCCGGATTTTCAGGCCCGAGTTTTTCAATAGTCGTTTCATGAATTTCTGGAAGTCTTCCCTTTGTAGGGAAGACCCGTAGGGTAGATTTTCGTCATCATAGGTCAGAGTGACGAAACAGTTGTCATCATGCATCTGGGCCTCGTGCACGCAGCGAACCGCCCACTGGCGGGAGCGTTCGAGGCGGCAGCCAATGCATTGTCCGCAAGGCACAGTCATGCGTTGATCGCATCCTTTCGGGCGAGACATAGTGAACTTGCCGAGGTGAAAGTAACCGGCAAGGGGGGAGTAGCATGGCACATCAAAGCCGGATGCCGCCGCGCATGGGTCCGGACGAGAAGTTTCTCGCCTTGATTTTGGACCCGCGCGAGAAGTTTTTCCGGCTAGATCTGCGAGACATTTTGCTACGTTTGGGCATGGTCGTTTTACTCCATTTTAGAGGTGAAGGTGTCACCTAGCACAGTTACATCAAGTAGAGAACTGTGCAAGGGGTTTGGGGGGGCAGCGCCCCCCCGCGTTATTCCGTCCCGGCAGCGGCCTTGGGACCGGGCTGAGAAGCCGGTTTGGGTTTGGGCTGGGGCTCCACCACGTCGTCGCTCGATCCTTGCGTCTCGCGCGACGTGGCCAGCCCCAGCGTGACAAGCTCGGGACCGTTGTCGGGGTTGGTCGCAAAGTCGATGAAAGCGCCGGGGTCGTTGTGGAAGCGGCGACGGACGCGAGCAGGGAGGGTTGAGAACATCTCCTCAGCCGCGAGCACGCGGTTCATGCTCTCGTGATAGCTCTCAGGGACGTTGCTGAAGTCACCATAGGTGCCTTGGAAGCGGTTTCGGTGTTCGAGGACGCCGGTTTTCTCGTATTTTTTCATGATGGTGTTGATGTCGCATTCCGGGGCCATCGATTGGTGAGTCAGAGACTTTGGGTCAAGGACCGTAGGATAGCGTTTGTGTTTTTGGTAGGCAGTTTTGAATTTAGGAATATCTGGTTTTGTCGTTTGGTTCGTCATTTTGGATTTTCCTTATTCGATTAGTGGGTTTGATTTGAAGCCGTCAGAGGCGTTGGGGATATGTGGAAACGGGCCACCGGGTTTGCGACGTGAGAGTAGGCCGAGAACAGTATCAAGGCCGACACCGAGTTCCTTGGCTCGAGCGAGCCAAGCGAGGAATTCTCCCACCTCGGATTGGTCGATTTTGCCTTGATTGATAGCTTTGTCAGCAGCGGCTTCCGCCTGAATAGCTTTCATGCGCGTTTCGCCGAGAGTAGCAATAGCGGTTTCGATCCGAATCCGCTCTTGCTCGGTAATATGTTTTTGCGTTTCAGTCTGAGCCTCTCGGAGGGCCGCATCGCGGGCCGAGAGGGCAGTGTTGGCGGTCGATAGACCCGCGTTTGCAACGGCGAGTCCTTGAGAAGTCCGCTCCGTGTTGATTTTCTCCAAGTTTAGGGCGGTCGTGCTCTCGATCTGGTCGAGTTGAGCTTTGGTCATCTTCTGAGCGATGCCAGCCTGTATCGCGGCGGGCACCCCCGCCGCGACGTTTTGCATGGGAATAGCCGAGCCAGCAGGCGTGTCCGCCCCGCCCATTTTAGAGGCGAGGATCGGGTTAAGGCCCGCAAGCTGCATGTCCTTCATTTGCCGCTGATACGCGGTGTTGGACATGCGCTCTTGGAAGGCCATCTGTTTGGCGGAGGCGCGTTCGTTGCTCTTGTTCTGGAAGATACCTCCGAGAAACGAGCCAACCGCACCGATGGTGATGGGGTCCATGGCTTAGAAGTGATCGATCAGGCCGGGGACCGAATAGATCGGCATGGGCCGAGCGCACTTCAGTTCCATGAGCGTGTCGAGGATCATATGCGGATAAGAGGGGACACTGATGACCCGGTCAACGGGAGGATTTTCTTCGATAAACGAAGCGTTGAGGGCCGGGAGAGCAGTGAAGTCCTGGGCAAGGTGCCAGGTGTCCAGGGATTGAGCGAAGTTGCTTCGGAATTGTCCGGTGATGAGCGAGGGCTTGTAGCGGTACTCCGCGAACCGTTCCTGATAGCCGAAGGTGAGATCATCGGTCGCGGTCCCCTGAGCGTAGATTTCCTTATTGAGGACGGCCTGCTCGCCGATATGGGCGAGAGCGGGCCAGTAGAAGTCCCAGCGTGTTTCGCGGGAGAACATGCGGTTCAGGCCCTGCTGGTAGGTGAGATCGGCCCGGATCGAGACCAAGCCGATCAGCACGCCGTGCTCCACGAAGGACTTATTGAAGCCGTGACCCCGAAGAGAGGCGGTGCCATAGCCCGCTAAGTTGCCCTGTGGGGTCGTAGCGTCCGTGGAAGAGGTCTGAGCGACCGGATTGACTGCGATGGGTGCAGAGGAGCCGCCGAGGTATTCGGGGCGCTGTAGCCTCGCGTCAGGGCTGGTGACGCCGAAGTGTGATTTGAGGAGTTCAA